TGCCATGTTAGAGTCCTAATCTTTGTTTGATTTGAGCTGCTCTTGGGTCTGTAGCATTAGAGTTAGCCCAGTCTAAAGCCTGTTTATCTTGTGCAGATAATTCTTTAGCTTTTGGTGCAACTTGACCACCGCCTTCTTTTGTCATACGCAATACGTCTTGTTCTGCTTGCGCCCTAGCACGTTCTTTTTGTGAAATAATACTTGGGTCAGTTTCGCCAAATCTAGGAAAGAATGTTTCTACGTTCTTTCTAATTTCATCTTTAGTTGCAGCAGCACCTGTTTTAATACGTAAGAATGACTCTGACCATTGTTCTTGGATTTGTCTAGCACGTTGAGCTTGTGGTCCAGCTAAACCTCTTAATGGTGTTCCAGCTAAATTAACTGCTGTTTGTGATACAGTACTAGATGGGTCAAAACCTTCTTGTTGTAATCTTTTTAATTCATCACTTGCACTTGTCATTTGGCTAAAAAATGTTGCTGCTTTAGCTTGTGACTCTGTTGCTGCTTTTTCTTGTTTAGGTTTAATTTGTGGGTTAGTCACAATATTACCGCTTATGTCTTTAATAGGTAATCCTGGAACTTTTGGTACAAATATCCAATTGCCATTAACATCTTGTTGAGCTGCTTCATAGTTTTGAGTAGCTTTAATAGTATCTGCTTTTGGCATTAAGTCTGCATAGTTACCTGACTTTTGAAATGTTGCTAATGATTTAGGTGTGTAGTCAGATGTGTTAATCTTACCGAATGGACTTTCACCTTTTTCCATTGCTGATATTTGTCTTAAGTCACCTAAGTTACCTGATTGTTGATACGCTGCTAATGACTCTGTTGTAAACTTAGTAGGGTCAATATTACCAATGTTAGTACCACGTGCTTCAGATACTGGTTTTAATACACCGTAGTCTTTAGTTTTTTGAAACTCAGAAATAGACTCTGGAGTAAATTTAGAAATATCAACAGTTCCAAATGGGTCATTTCTACCAGCTAATAATTGTTGTCTATATAGGTTGTTTAATGCAGTATCAACTGTGCCTTGAGATGAACCCATACCACCAATATACGCTTTAGCTAAATATGGCAATGGGCTACCTGCACCTAAATTTTTAGGTGTTGCTAAATAATTAGCAGCAGTTCCAATAATACCTGAAACCAATGCTTGATTACGTAGTTTTTCTTCTTGTTTTGGGTCTAAAATACCTGTTGGAATTGGCGTACCAAAGATATTAATGTTACCTAAATAATCTTGTAATGCCATAATATTATCCTATGTAAATTGGTCTACGTGGTAGTTGTGCTATGCTGTTAAATTCAGCAGGAGGGACACCTTGTTGTTGTTTTATTAATTGTTGCATTGGAGATGGTTGTAATGGTGCTTGTGATGGATTCATTCTGTCATAAACATTCATACCTAAACCTAATGTTTGGAATGGGTTTGCTTTAGCTGCATTAAATGCTGCACCGCCTAATGAACCTAAATTACCTAATAAACCTGGGGTAGATGAAGCCATAAGACCAGGTAATTGTGATGATGTCATCATACCTGCACCTGTAAAACCACCTGCAGAAAGAGGCAAGCTACTCAAAATACTTGGTGCTGCAACTGCCGGTAATGCTTGTGATGCTGCTGTAGTTGCTGCTGTTGCTGTTACAGGGTCAAAACGAGTAGTTAAGAAGTTATCCATTATCCATAAAGGATTAATCCAATTAAATAGTTTCATTATTTAGCTACCTTTCCTACTACATAGCAAATGGGTTCTAAAACAGCACGATAAATCATGCCAATATTGTCTCTAGTTTTACCTCTTTTTTGTTTCCATATATCAGCAGTACGGTGTCTTGCGATATGCTCTAAAACACCCCTTAAAATGCGTTGTATGGCATTCTTTTCACCTGCTTTGTAAGCATAGTTTACTAATGGTAAGAATAGAGTGTGATAACCTTTTTCGTATGCTGGGTCTAAGTCTTTAGACTGAGCTAACCAAATAGAGTTGCGGAAGCTACCAAAGCCATATTCAGCATTCATGGCTGTACATACAATTTTGCCACTACTGCCACTACCTGTTGTTGTTGATGTAGTAGTTAATGGTTGACCGGCTACTGTAGATGTAAATTGTGAAAGTTTTTGGTACGGTAAGTTTTGTTGGAAGTTAAAGCGGTCAATATCTGCTTGTAATGCTTTATTAGAGTAATCTTCACGTGCTTGACCAATATTTAACAACGCTTTAGATGGTTGATAAGCTGCTTCAGCCATAGTAGGTGCATATCTAGCTGCTTGTTCTTGTAAGCCACGTTCTGCTGCATAATTTTGATATGCTGCTTGACCTGCTTGGTTTGCTAAAGCGTTAGCTAAGTTTTGTTGTGATAGACCTTCTAATTGTGTTTGTGCGCCTGAACCATAACGACCTGCACTTGCTGCTTGGCTACGAGTGCCACCAATAGCTTGGTTATATGCTTGTGTAGCTGCTTGTTGTCCTGGTCTTAATGCTGCTTCTAAATAAGGGTTAGAACCTAAGTATTGACCACTTATAGCACCTTGTTGTTGTGCCATAGCTTGGTTTAAAATAGGACTCCCAGCTCTTGCTTGAGCTTCTGCCATAGTAAGTGCAGACTCAGTTTGGCTAGATGGGCTTACATAAGTTTGACCAGCATAGTATTGTGGAGTGTATGTTTCGTATAACCTTTGAGCTTCTGATAAACCTTTTTCAACATAAGGTCTCATAGATGGGTCAATACCAGATGTAGTAGTTTGTTGTTGTGGTTCTGGGTCGTCTCCCCATAGCATAAACCCATTACGAGTCATAAATCCTGTAATAAACCAATACATTTTATCTTTGAATGAATTGTTATGTCCTAAATTAAAGCCAAATAATTTCATGTTGCTTTCCTTAAAGTGTGAATTTCCATGTTGAGGGTTTAAATCCCATTTTGATAGCTTTTTTATCCCAACCACGTCTATGAGATGTAAAAGTAATTTTTGTTTTACTGCCTTGTTTTGCTATTTCTTGAATTTCTTGCCATGCTTCTTGAAGTAGTAATTCATCATTAATTGATGACCATGCTGCCCATACGTGAATTGCATTTCCTAATGGTTGCAATACAACAAAGCCATAAGGTTGATTGTTAGTTATTGCTAGAAATATCATAGAACGGTGTTCATAGCAATCGCAATAAACATCCTCTACTAACCACTCAGGCTGACCTTTGCTTCTGACTATTTCAAGACCATGCTTAATAAACTCCCAATGAGTCCTAAGTTGGTCTTTAGGTATGTAATGTAAAATCATCCTACTATTATATAACGATATACCTTATTCGTGCCTGTATTTGCAGGGTGACTGATAGTAGCTTCACCTTTTGACTGTGCGCTAATATAAGGTTCTGTAAATAAGTTAGTCGTAAATGAATTAGCACTTAAATACTGAATAGTGACAATAGCACTAGGTGTTGCAGGTCTAGTTGGTGTTGTTTGTGCTGCTAAATGTTCTATTGTAACTAATGTAGAGCTAGTAGCCCATGCTAAACTTACATAGTCGTTTTTAGCAAGTTCTACATTAAAGTTTAATGCTGCAATAAGATTACCATAAATACTTGCACTTTTACGAGCTGGAACAGTAAATTTACTGTTAGAACCTGCAACATCTGAACCATTCTTTCTAAACCATATATCTAAGTCATGTTGAGCATTATCAGTATTAACAAATTGAATACTAAACTGAACATTATAAAGACCAGAATAGTCTACTTTTATCTTGTATCCATCTACTAAACTTGTGCCTAAAGAATAGTCTGTAGCATTAAGTGTAATGTTTGCTGTAGCTGTTGTAGTGGCTATACTTTGGTCAGTTGTATCTTGAAATGCACCGTATGGAAAGTATGTACTAGCTGACGTTTGTGTTTTAGGTTCTAGTCCAATATAAGAGTTATAACCTATACGTTCATCAAATATAGTGGTAGATGAAGCACCTGAAGCTGCTAATGTAACATCACCTGTATTGTTAGACTTACCTTCTACAAGGTTGTTCACAATTTCAGCTACACTTCTAGCATCACCACCTGTCCAAGGTAGTTTACGGTACATATCACTACGTGCCATTATCTAGTTCCTTGTTCAGAGTATTCTATATCCATGCCAATTGCAGATGACCAATTAACTCCTGTAGGTGTAAGACTGATTCTATGATAACGACCTGCACTTCTTACAGCACATCTATCTTCTTGACTAGCTGTTACAGATGAACCGTATGCAATAGTATCGTCTAACATACGTCTAGAAGCCACAGCAACGCTTGCAGAGCCATTGTCTACAGAAGGTCTAATGAGAGTAAGCACAGAGTTATAACCGTATTCTAGGTCGTTTGTAATAATGTTTGCTGTAGCTGAAGTTCCTGTAAATGTAATAATTTTAGTATCACGAACACCACCAAATAGGAATTTACCACCTGCATATAGTCTATCATCCAATGTAGTAGTAAGAGTATCTATAGTCTTAAGTGCTGCTGCACTTGCTGCCATATCAATAGCAACACCCGTGCCTGAACCTACACCTGTAGCTGTAAATAATACGCCTACAGTATTAGCTACTGCACCTATAAGCGTGTAATCTGTTGTTCCTACACTTCTAATTGTGTATTGTTTTGTGGCTACAAATGAGCCTGCTGTTACGTTGTATGCGGCATCTATACCGTCTAAAGTTGTACCTGTAGTAGCTAGAGTAGATAAAAAGTTTACGTCTGTATCAGCTTCAGACCATTTTTGTGTTTCAAAATTGTAGATAAGTAATGAACGAGAACCTGATACGTTGGTGTAGTTCCAAACAACTAGATTACGTTCTGGGTCTACTGCTGCTGATATAGAGTCAATATCTCCAATGTTAGCGTTACTATAAAAGTATCTGTCTATTTTTTCTGAACCAATACCTGTAACTTGTTGACCGTTAGATGAGTAGAATCCATCATCTGATAAGAAATATGTTATGCCACCATATTGAGCTATAGAACCACCTTCTACGCAACCTACGTTACGTGAGATAGTGTCAAACTGAAAGAATAATGGTGAGCCAATATATGACATACGCACAATGGCTTTTTCTAAGAATACTATACCAAACTCGCCACCTGTAATGCCTGTTATGTCACCACCGTCAGGAAGGTCTTGAATATCACTTTGTGATGTAGCTCCTGCTGTCCAGTCTGTTGGGTCATTAATATCTGACCAGTTTACACGTGAAGGATATGTACCAGCACCTATATTAGCACCCACTACAAAATCACGAACTACTGTAATGTATTTTGCTACTGGAGCTGCGGCTGCTAAGTCTGCAAAGTCTGTAGATGCGTTTACATCAAAATATTGTATTTTTTCAGAGTTATTAGTAGCTAGTGTATAGTTACCAAATTGAACAAACTGCCATCTAGTTGCTCCTGTATACCCTGCTGCTTTAGATACGTCTTCCATAGATAAGTCTGTAGAAGATACTTTAAATAATTTTGTAGCACCACCTGCAAATATAGATACGTCTGCATTTATTTTAGCTGCAAAACAGTTAGTAAGTACTTCTGTAGCTGCACCTGAATAGTTTACTGCTGAATTAAACGGACCATATCCTACAGCCAAAGGAATAACGTTATTAGCTTCTGATACTGTGTCTAATATAGATGGTTGGTCAGGTAACCAGTCTTTAAATTGTATTCTTTGTGTAGGCATAGTTTACTCGTACATTATGTTGATTGTGCCAGCATCAAATGTATCTGTGCCATTGACTGTGGTGATTCGTACTTGGTCTAGAGTCCCGCCAATGCTTTTGTTACCAGCTCCGTAATAAGTGACATTGCCTACGGATGCTGCCATTAGACTTGAGCCAACCCATGTATTTGAAGTAATGTTTGTTAAAACTAAATGCCCAGATGTGGCTAAAGTTGAAGTGTTTGTGCGACTAACAACAAATCCTGCTCCAGGATAAATAGTTGAACCCGCCCCAGTACCTGGTGTTTCTGATAAGTTTCCAACATATCCACTTGTTTCAACACTTCCCGAACCAATTTGAACTTGATAGCTTGAAGAGCCATTGGTTGAAACACCACTAAACATCACAGTAATACGTTTAACCCATGAAGGAATACTTGTAAAATCTATGCTAGTACCTGAAGTAGATGCTTTAGCAGTATCAGATGTTAATAAATTAAGAGAAGAACTTGTCCATGTATTAGTTGTAGCTGTGCCAGTACCACTACCTGCTCCTGTAGCTGTAAATACAATGCCAACAGTATTTGCAGATGCGCCTATGCCAGTAAAGTCTGTTGTTCCAACTGTAAGAATTGTATATTCAGTTCCTACTGCAAATGAACCTGCTGTTACTGTAGATGTGGATGTTGACCTTAAAACATTATTTGTTGTTCCTGCTGGAATTAATGTAGGAGATGATGTGCCATTGCCTAAAAATAAATTATTAAGTTTTAATGTGCTTGTACCTGTACCTCCGTTAGATACAGACAAAGTTCCACTAGCCGCAGACATTTTAATATTAGACGAACTTACTACAGAACCAGTATCTGCTATTGATGATATATTTGATGCAGTTTTAGCATAGGTAAATGATGTAGATGCTGGAACACTTATAATAGTATATGTGCCATTAACAGTAGTTTGTGTTGTAGCTGTTACTGTAACGCTATCATTTGCTAAATATCCATGAGCTGCAGATGTGGTAATTGTTACTACATTTGATGTAAGAGCTACATTAGATATTGTGCGTGTTATTTGTACTCCAGTACCACCTTGAGAAACAGATAATGGTGTTGTAAGACCTGTCATAGATGTAATATCACTATTAGCACCAGACTTAGCTGCACTCAATGCTGTTCTAGCATCTGTTGCAGTAGCTGAACCTGTACCACCTGCTGTTAGTGGAATAGTGTCACCTGAAGTACCTGCTTGTAAGTCTTTAATTTGTGCCATTAAAGAACGAATAGCATTATTTACGTTAGCTGGTGAACATCCTTCTGCAATGTTAATATTGCTGATATCTGTATTGTCTGCTGGGGTTGCTGAATATTCACTAATTTTATTCTTTGCCATCTTTTATCCTTGTCGTAACCAAATGTCTGTACTTGGAGTTATATCAGCCCAAGTTTCTGTTCCTGCTGTAATTGTTGTCCATGTGTCTGAAGAAGATGATATTGCAGACCATGTTTCTGTTCCTGCTGTAACTGTATTCCATGTTTCTGTTCCTGGAGTAACCGGTGTCCATTCTTCACCTTGTCTTGTGCCTTTAGCAGTAACTGTTCCTACACCTTCTACATAAGCATATCCTGCTAATATAGCACTAGGACTTGCTGTGACAATAGCAAACCCATTTATTTTTCCTATACCTGAAACTACATAACCACCTAATGCTGTTACTGTTGCAGTTCCTGTTATAGAAGCACTATCAAATGTAGTTCTATTAGCACTTACTGTAACTGTAGCATTGGCTGTTATAGAAGCATTACCAGATTGTAGTAATGAACCTATTGCTGTTACTGTACCTGTTGCTGTAATACTTGCTGAAGCTAGTGCTATAGAACCGCCAGTAGCAGATACTGTAGCTGTTCCTAATATTGCACCACTACCAAATTGTGTTCTTGTGGCTATAGCAGATAAGTCTGCAAATCCATTTATAACCGCACTACCAAATACTAATGCACCACTTGTTGTAACTGTGACTGTTGCAGTAGCGTTTATACTTGCTGTAAATGTTCTAAAACGTGTGCCTGATGCACTTACGGTTGCGTCTGCTGTAATGGCAGCAGAGGCTGTAATTATATTACCGCTTACTGGTAAAGTACTAAAAGGAGCTTGGGAAAAGCTAGCTATGCCAAACATTTATTGCTCCTTAAAGTGTTACTTCTTCCCAGTTAATAATGGGTTCATTCCATTTATATACTTTACCGTCTGTAGGATATACTACAGGTGCTTCCCATGTCCATGTTGTATTGTTTAATATCCATGATGGAAATGGTTGTGGTGCGTAGAATACGTCATTAGTAGCATCATAATTGTAACCAATACCAGCATAGTTACCTCTTAAAGGTCTACCTTCTGGATGTTGATTACCATGTGTATTGTATGATGTTTGTAACCAAGTTCCTGGGCTTGAGTCTACAAATGTATCAAAGAATTCTTTTTCTGCAACGATAACTTGTGTTACTTTACCGTCTGTTACTTTTGCAAAATGTGACATAGTTTTTTTTTATCCTGTATATGAACCTGATGCTGTGAATTTGATAATTGTATTAGAACCTGAAGTAGTTACGGTTGGTGAACCTGTTGTAGTCCCTGAATATGCTGTAGTTGGAACAGAGAGTATAACAACTCCTGAACCACCAGCAGCTCCAGCCGCCGTTACTGAACCTGTACCACCGCCACCACCACCACCGCCTGTATTAACTGTGCCTGCAGTTGCTGGGTTACCACCAGCACCACCCCCACCTGAACCGCCTGCACCTGCTGAACTCAAGAAAGAGCCACCGCCTCCACCACCTGCATAAGTAATAGATGAGCCAGTAATAGAAGATGCTGTTCCTGCTCCACCTGCACCACCATTTCCTGTTCCAACTGCATCACCACCTACAGCACTAGAACCTCCACCACCTGCTGAACCATAATTTGTTGTTGATGCTGTTGATGCTCCACCGGCATTGCCTTGTCCAGAAGTTGCTGCTCCACCTGCAGCTCCAGTACTAAGTTTATTACTTGCACCTCCGCCTGAACCACCTGAACCGCCTGCTGTATCATAAGCTCCAGCACCCCGTCCTCCGCCAACAGCAGCAGTTAAACCTGTTATAGAAGAATTTGTGCCTGCCGTTCCATTTCCTCCACCAGATACATTTGCTCCGCCAGAACCACCACTTCCTACTGTAATAGTATAAACTGTTCCTACAACTAAAGTTGTTGTACCAGTTAATAAACCACCAGCACCACCACCTGCACCAATATATCCGCCACCACCACCACCGCCAGCTACTGTTAAATATGAAGCAGAGTATTGAAATCCACTAGTACCTGCATTTGCCCAAGAATTATAAGTAGCGTTATAAACTTCTAATTGACCTGTAGTAGTATTATATCCTTGTTGCCCTGTACTAGGAGTAGAAGGTCTTGTGCCAGTAGTCCATGCAGCATTAGTTATGCCATTTGTTCCAGATAAACTAAATGTATTATTAGCATCTAAATATAAACTTTTTTCAGCAGGATAAGTTACAAATACATTCTTTGTGCCTGCACTAAAGTTTACTAGAGAACCACTATTACTAGACTCTAATACAGTATCACGAGATAAAGTAGTGCCTGATAGCGTATATGTACCTAGACCTACTTCAAACTCTGTACCCAATACAATGGCGTAGTAAGTAGTATTAGCATTGCCTATAACAGAGAATGACTGAAAACCAGATACTGCACCAGCAAGCGTAAACGTACCTGTGCCTGTAGTAGTAGAAGTCTCTTGGACTCTATCCTTGACGACTAACGCCATGAGTTATCCTTAAGCTAATGTAACTGAAAGGTTACCTGTTGAAATCTTAAAGATGTCCCCAGAGTCAATAGTTTTAGATGTATCTAAAGGTGAATGGTAAAGTAAATTACCTGATGTAGCAGCATCATTAATACCAATCCAGCCTACTACACCCCATGAAGCTGTTGCTGTTGGGAATGTAACGTCAGCAGAGTTTAATGTTACACCGTTAGAAGGTGCGCCAAATGTGACTGCAGTTCTAGCGTATGAACCACCAGATACTTCTGTGCCACTACCTGCGTCTGTAGGGTCTGAAGTCCATAGTGATACATAAACTGTTGCTACAGATGTGTATGTTGTGTTACGTAGAGTTGCATTAATAAGTGCATTCTCTAAAAAATTACTCATTTCTGCCATAATATTTTCCTTATCGTGGTGTTACGTTTAATGTGGTGTATGCGTATGTTTGACCTAAGTCGCTTTTCTGAATATTAGCAATTGCTCTGTCATATAATGCTGACCATGTTGCCACTCTAGGGTCATTCATTAAATAAGGTTCTGCTTCTGCTAGAGTTGCGTAAAGTAAAGCGTCTGGATAGTATGCTAAGAACAAGTTACTAGAAGTTGTGCTAGAAATAAATGTAGGTTGAGCATAGTATAAAATTTGAATGGTGTAATCTGTATCTTGAGTAGGTGCAAACTGAAACTCTGTGCCTAACATTGTAAAGTAGTGTGAACGACCTGATAATGTTGTTTGACCATTACGGAAGAACAAGTCAGGTGTTTGGAACTCTAACAGAATAGGTGGGTTACCCTGAAAGTGCATCTCTCTTAACTCTAAAAAGTCAGTAGGAAATGCTACTTTGCTATCTGTAGGAGTAGTTGTAGCTACTTTTAACATAGTTTCTGTTCTTAAGTCACGACTCATTCTTAACTGTGCCATCTGAATAAAGTCAGGTATAACGCTTGATAAGTCTGTGCGTGCTAAGTAGCTTTCTACTGTAGAAACAAAGCTAGTATAGTTAGTAAATGCCATCTAATTGTCCTTTTAATCTATCCCAGCACTTGTCCATCTCATTTTTATGCCATTCACTAGCAGCTAATGAGCTTAACCATGCTGTTCTGTCAAAATATGTTAAGTTTTCTATGTCTTTAATGTTATTGGATACAGGGTTTGCAGGGCTATAAGGTGAACCTATGACAG